CTCGTTTGGGCTTGCATTTCTATTGTTAAATCATACGCTGGCATCTCGGCGCCGCCGATGATTGCAATAGTCGGGCGCCCGCTGGTAACTGCCACGTTTTTACCTAGCACCAAACTGGCTAGGTGCATTAGGTTGCGTTGCGCGTCAAGGTTGCCCGGGCCAAGGGTAATAATGCGTACCGTGTAGGTCATTTGCACGATGTTGCCACCGCCACCATAAACGCTAAACGTAGGGGCATCTATGAACGCACAAGGCGGTACAAGGTTTCTAGGGTCTGTTACTACCTGTAAGCCCGTAATGCTCGTTAGCGAGGCTGCTAGATCGTCTAGCGCCTCATTAAATAGGTCGGTGTAAGCAACGGGCATTATGCCACCGCTGGTTTAGGGATACCCAACAGCATTTTAATTGCCGGGCTTAGACCTACCGAGGCACCGGCAGACATGCCATCAAACGTGGCAAAATCGGTTACAGCCCCACGCTGGCGGTAAAAGAAACCGCCTAAAGAAATCGTGCCTAATGTGACCTGACCGTTAGGTGACGTTGTAAGGCTGTCAATGTAACCAGCCTCTTGGCGGCGCGTAAATGCAAGGCTGTTGGCAGCTGACGCGCACTGTGTAAGAAACGTGGTATCGAGCGCCGATGCTGTACCGATGCCTAGCCAGTCTTCAATTTGTGTAGCGGTAATCCACGTGCAAGTTTGCGTAAATGTAATGCTGCCTGTTGAGGCTGTGCGCTGTACGTCGGTACCGGTGCATTTGTATAGCACCTGATTAGGTAGCGGTATTTCGTAGTTAAAAAGTAAGTCGCCCTCATCGTCTAACCCGATAAACAAATACTCGGGTAGATCGTAAACCGTGAACGTGCCATTAAACGGCGCTGCAACGGAACCAACCGTAAAGGTTCCACCTACAACTAAATCATTAGGTGTAAGAGTTTGCAGCACCGCATAATTGCTAAGTAACTGTTTATGTGTGACCGTGTAAGCGGCCATAACTGGCCTCTTTTCCGATTAAACGAGTTTGCAGAACTTGGTAGCGTCTGCCATGAACGCTGCAGCGTAACCGCGGTAAGCGATTGTGCGGCCTAGCGTGCTTGGTACGTCTACCGAAATTGCACCCTTTTGCTGTTCATAGAACTCGAACCCGGCAGCATCGCCAGCCGCATGGCCTATAAAGGCTGTATCGGCGGCCATATTTTTATCAACGACTAAGGTCAGCCCAAGTGGGGTGCCATTCCATGAGGTTGCTGACTGTGTGCCAAGCGCGTTAAATGCCATCATGTTTGGCGCGCCCACAAATGGAAACGCTGGGGTGCCATCTGTGCTGGTCAATTTTCCGAGACGGTACCACGTCGTTGGGTCTACGAAAAAATGCGTAGGCAAGTAGTTGCTGGTGGAACTGATCTGATAAGCGGCGCCGTAAATTGCTGCTAGCCAGTCTCCCGGCTTTGTTTTGTCGGTTACGTTTTCGCTTTGTGTAATTGCTGCGTAACAAGTGTCTACTGCGTAGTTGTCGGTTGCTTGGCCGTAGGCGATTGCCAACTGGTTAAGCACAATGTTAATGCTTGCAGGGTCAGTCCAATCAAGGTCTTGTTCAGACATGGTGACGTAGGTTCCAAAAGTTAATTTGGACACGTTATTATTTGCAACCGTCACGGTGCTTGGGTCAAGCGTATTTAGTTGGCCTGTTGGCTGTTGCGTAACTGTTGGGCGTACCGTGATCTTAGGGCGGCGAAATGTTGCGCCGCTTTGTGGCATTGCCTTAGTACCGATTGCGGTAACAAATGGGCGGATTGGGTTAAGCCCATCGTAAACGCTGCCAGTAATAATTTCAGGCAAAATACCCGGGGTGTCTGTGGTTGTAATGTTTGGTGCAGCTGCTTGAATACGTGCGTTCAATTCTGCAAACACTGAACCGCCAACTACCGATGCTGCAATAAATTCGCTAGGCGATGGCAACTTGAAATTGCGTGCTTGCGCGTACAATGGTTGCGCCACTGGTGCGGCTTCGATAACGGCTGGGGCTTCTACTGGTTGTGACATTTCGTTAATCTCCTCTACGGGTTCCTGTTCACTATTTAACACTACTTCAGTTTCCTCTTGGTGGATACTGGCCGCCACGCGATCTACCGACGCACCCGGGAACGCGCCGTAAGGTACGAGGCTAAGTTCCTGCCAATCGGCGGCAGAAATAACCATGGTGCCGTTTTCGTCGTAACTAAATTTGGTTGGGTTTACGCCTACCGATACAGCGTCTAAAACGCCATCGGCAGCCAATACCAGCGCCTCGTTACCTAGCGTGGTTTCGCTAATGCGGGCCTCGTACAGCATGCCGCCCTCGCTATCTACCATGGCCGTAACTAAGCCCACGGCCTGACTGCTGTCATGGCCTAAATAAAGTTTTGGCATTTTTCCACCGGCGTTTAGGCTGCCCGGCAAAAACATTACTTTGGTGCCGTCGCTTACGGTTGCTTCGACGTTGTATGGCAGCGCCAAACCAGCCAAGGTACGGCGTGGCATGCCATCGGGGCCGGCTGCGTCGAGTGTTAATTCCTGTTGAGTTAATTTAAGCATTTGGCATTACTCCCGTTTCTGCGGTGTCGTAAGTTTCGTTTTCTTTTTCCATTAGATAGTTTTCGCTTAGGTAATCGTCAATATCAAACTTCACGTATGTACCGCGTGGTAGCACGTTGTCAGCGCTAAGCGTTTCAGCGATACAATCCATAAACAATTTGGCGCCAAACATATAAAGGTCTTGGCGTGCTTGCGTACTGTTTTGGTAACTGTATGAACCAGTAGCAACACCCAATAAATATGGCGGGCAGTTAGCAAGGCGCGCAATTTCTAACGCCTGATACTCTGATGCCTCAACCAACATTTGTTTGCTTGGGTCTGTAGTTGTTTCGGTGTACGTCACAAATTCGTTAAGCGCCGCTACCGTATTTGTCATACGCGCTGCCTCAAAACTTTGCGACAAATTCTGCAATTCCTCAGCGCTTAAAGGCTCGCCGCCAACCTGACGCAAAACGCCGTTAGGCAAACTGTTTGCAGCTGAACGCAACCGCGCACCCTCGAGTTTTAGTGAGGTTAAAACTGCGTTAGGGCTTGTGTATAACAAACCTTGTATAGGGCTAATGAACTGCACTACGTCGCGGTGATCTACTGGCAAACCGCTAAACATAATTTGTTTAGACGGCGCAAAAAATACTGGGCCTGCCTGATCTTGGGTTAAGACCATCGCGCTAGGCATGCGTTGGAACTTGCTCGGAAAACCGTCAGCGGTGCGTTCTGTAATTGCTAAAAACGCTCTTTGCGTAAAAAATAAATCATCAAATAACCACGCAAATAAAGTGGCGTTTGGTAACGCGGGGTCAAGACGTCGCAACCAACTACGTGGCGCAATGTCTATTTCTTCCATTTCCCGATCTACCGGGTTCCACATTTCTTGGTATTGCTTTAATGGGGTGCAACTGATAACGCTGGCGAGTAAATCGCGGGCGCGGGTAATTGCCGGCACGCTCATTGCACGCTGGCGGGTATTGCCCTGAGTAAAAGCGTAGAAATTGTCTAGTTGCGACATGCCAACATTGCTGCCGGCGGCAGCCTTAACTACAGGTTGCGCGGCGTCGGTAGTTGCACGAGTAAAAAGGCCCATGGGTTTAGTTTGCCATATCTAGTAAATGTTTGGTGGCATCGGCTGGGCCTTGACAATTCCCGACGAAAAGGCGAGGTACATCCAGCCGACACCGCAAACGATATTAGCGGTTAGCGCTAACTATTATGGGTTTGCCCATTGCGGCGGGTTTGCCCACTAGCGCTACAGCAAACACCAACGCACGTGCCATACAGATTGCGCCGGGTGACCTTTGCGAACTAATCACTATGTTGCCATTGTGTTTAACGAGTACTGCGCGCTCGACGTGTTCGCTTAATAAATGATCGCCGTTATGCAATAGTCGGCCCTCAAGGATGATTGACCTAGCAGCTGCAGTCCAGCGGTTTAACTCGCGGTACCCAACGATTACGCTACGCCGGCTTAAATGCGGTGGGCAATGAACTTCTAACGATGGCACTATGGCCAGTTTTATGTTTGGTGCCTTGGCTATTTCGGCTTCCACGTTGCGCCACATTTCGGCCATAGTGTCGGCCACAAACGCGGTTACCACATGGGTTTTAGTTCCCGAGATCACGGCACGCACGCCATAAAATAGGGCGTTATCCTCGCCTACCTCTACAGCCAAAACACCGCCAGCGGGTGCGGTATCTGTAGTGAGGCATGCAGCAAATTGCCCCGGCTCTAGCCAACTAGACGCGCTAGCAGTCCACGTATTAACCGACGATCTAAGAAACGCGTTACGGTTTGGCGCTTCGCTTTCGCCTTGGATTACTTCCATTTCCAAGGTATGCCCTAACGCGGGGTTGGCGTAAGCCCATGCGGCTGGCGTCATTAAATCCATAGTGGCGGGGTTTGGTGACCACTCGGCAAAATATAAAGTACCCGGCACGCCTGCATCTATTGCGCGCAAGCCCTGTTCGCGCCATCGCAACATTGCCGTACTCGACTGATCGCCAGCGGTAGACCACATGCTGCAAAGCGGGTTTTTACGCGCACGTTGCGTAGGTAGCAAACCCTGATCTATGGCATCCTCGGACACCGCCCACGCCTCATCTATTACCAGCAAATCCACGCTGTAACCGTGACCCGCGCCCGGTGTTGCAGCTCTAACGTGCCATATTGACCCATCGGGCATAGTAAGTTTCTGCCGGCCATAAGACCATGAAACCTCAGCCCCAAATTTAGCCTCAAGTACTGGCGCCAAATAATTAAACAGCGCGGTAGCCAAATCCAATTTGTGCGCGACGCTAATAACGGTTTGAGGTTGCCCGCGCTCTTTACCTTGTGTAGCAAGCCACCAGCCAATGAGGCTGC